TGACAAGTACCGTATGACAGGCTTTGCTGAATCATGGAAAAATCCTCTTGTGCTATCTCTGAAAGATTATCATTCCAATCAAAGGGTTTTTCTATAATCTCTGGCATTCTTTATTCCTCACTTTCTGCCTATGGCTTTGATTAACTGAATTATTATCCCAATGGATATACCTAACCCGATACAAGCAAGAATATATTCTCCCGTCATACTTCCTCGCTTTCCTGTGGCTCAACCATACGGCAACCGCACTCTTGGCAATATTTAATCTGACTTCCTATCATCCAATTTTCCCCATTTTGATAGCCACACTCTGAACAAGTACAGTATTCGTAATCATCATCGTTTGTTAATATCCAATGCCCTGTCTTTGGCTGTGGATTGACAGGTGGTAATGCCACTATGTCAGATATGATATCCTGTGTTACATCTTCGACATTGCTCTGCGAATCACTATAACTATCAACTATATCAATCACCGCCTGTCTTGATACGGCATTATCACATGGCTCTTGCTCTAATGCTTTTGAAATTGCTTCAAGATTCTCAATAATCTCTCCCATGTTCCCGGCTTCATACTGAACATGACAATTAGCATCACATTCTTTACCGTCCATTTCGCATTTCATACAAGTGATTAAACATCTTAATTTCTCAACTCTTTCTTCTTTTGTCATTCCGTTTCACCTCTCTTATATGTGCTGTTCCACCAATCATAAGTCATTGGAATATATTCTTCACCCTCTATAACTCTTAGAAATGTAGGGTACTTTTTTATTTTTATTCTTGGAAATAAAGCCTTGATAACATCACCGTTTGTAGCATTGTCGGGAATAGGGATTGCAGGAACGGTAGGAAGTTCCTCAATGCTCTCCACGGCATCTTGTAATGTTTCCGAAAAACACACCGCACTCCCATACAAATTTTCAAGATCCTGTTTGACACCTTCTTTCCCGTTCATGTGATTTTTATAGATTGAATCAATAGCCGCTTCTCTGCTGATTAAATCATTCATTTCGTTTCCCCGTCCTCTCTGTAAGGCTCAAACTTGCAACGAACTTGCAACCGTTGCAACTAATTTACGTCCTCACTACGCTCTGTATAAAACTCGCATAATTCGGGAACGCATATATCCCCTGTATCATCAAAGTTCTTTATCGGGCAATAGTCCATATCTTCAACATCATTCTTTGCATATTTACACCAAGCTACAGGCGGTAATGCAAATATCTCTATACCGTCCTTTGTCATTAAGGTCATTCCGTCTTATCCTCCTTCCTCACCCCCTCACCTTCTGCCTTTGGCTCTTTATATTTTCTCTCAATATTCTCCAATTTATCAGCAAATTCATAAAGTGCCCTTGATACTTCTTTTGCTTCTTCAATAACATTGCTTAAATTCATTTCAGCAATAATTATATATTTCATTCCTTCTTATCCTCCCAAAACTCACATTCTTCTCTTTCTTCATCCATTTCACAGCCGTAGTAATCACAGATGCTTATATCTTCAAAGTCATTCCATGAATGAGTGACGTATATATGCGCTTTTTCTAAATACTTCCTATCCGCAATCTTCACAGGAATAAAAGTCAATATGCGCTTATGTATCTTGTATTCTTTGCAGAATTTACATGATTCACATTTATTCATTCTGTCTCTCCTTGTATTTTCTTCATCAAGTCCTTGCTTATCCAAAAGCGTTTAGCATCATGGACTAGGTTTGTATTAAGTCTATGCCATTTTGAGTATTCTTTAACTAGCACATATCCTATAAACTCCATGATCGTAGCATAAGTACTATTTATGGAAATACCTATTGCTTGTCCGTTGCAGTAAAGAAATCTATCATCTGCCGCAACCTCTATATTCAATTCCTTTGACATAGGTTTTATGATTTCCAATGCTCGTTTTGTATCTTCGCTCATTTCGTCTTATCCTCTCTTTCAAATTGGCGGCTGTCTCCTTTTGTGTGTGGTATTCCGTGTGTGCCTGTAAGGGGTTATGTATAATGGCAATTATTGAGTTGTTGGAGCATTTAACCGGGGATTGACTCTGGCACCGCCGCTATTACAGTTCCTTTGCTATTGCTTCTACTACGTTTACCGTTACGCCGTTTCCGGCTTGCTTATATAGTTGACTGTCAGAATTAACAAATTGCGCTTTCTCAAAATAATCATCAGTCCACCCTTGAAGTCTGAAACATTCTCTGGGTGTCAGCTTTCGTATTGCTATATAGCATTGATATTTTTCATACCATACGGCATATACAACGGTACCGGGATAGATTTCTACATATTGCCCTGGATGTTCATCACTAGGGGTATTCCCCTTGATCGTCTCGATTACACCCTGATTGCAGCTTGTGTCCAGTGTTTGAGCCACCGCCCCCCCCTATTCTTCCACGCCTTGTTTTACTGTCCGGCATAGATAAATTGATACTGTCTCCTTCGTGAGCTACGGCATAACCCTTTTTAGTGGCTTCTTTAACTTCTATTGCTACCCCGTATCTGTCTTGTGCTGTCAATGTAAACATATCCTCGTTATTGTCCTTGAATCTTCTGCCGTTCTGTCTCTTTTCTTCTCTTTCGGGAGTGAGGACCGGTAAAACTATGCTCGGTGGCTGCTTATAATCTGTTGCTGACAATGTTCTTGCCACCCCCCCTATACTCATTATTCCGGTGCGTTCTCCGCCACTCGGGTAATCTGCCTCATAGATAATCTCTGTCATTACTTACCTCTATTGGAATTGCTATTTGTTTAGGCTGTTTGTAGTCTCTACCGCACATTGTCGTTATTATTCCTCTAATACTGTGAATATCTGCTGTGCTGTGCCGGTTCGGGTTTGTTTTGCCTATAATTTCAACATCACCGCTGTCATTTCCTGATTGCCTATCCCCTTGTAATCCCGTGCCATTAGGGTGTGACTCACTTCTGTACCCCCCCCGATTCCGCTACGGCTTACTGTTACGGGGATATGGGGTTCAAGACCACCGCCACCCATACAGTTAAGTGTCGGACTTACCCCCCCCACCTGAATAAACCCGGTATCTTTGGGGATTATCTCTGTTTGCTTCGATTTGTCCGATTTGTCTGACTTGAATACTATCTTTTCCGTCTGCTGTGCCGATAGGAAATATTTGCCGTTTGCCTTTGGCTCTAAAATGTCCGACAGTATACACTCGCTCCCTATTTTGCGGCACTCCCCAATTTTTTGAGTTGAAAATCTGCCATTCTGTGTCGTACCCCAATTCGTCCATTTCCATGAGTATTGATAGGAAGTCACCTCCCCTATTTGACGAAAGCATTCCCTTAACGTTTTCATAGATAAGCCATTCGGGTCTATCTTGTTCCCTTTCTTCCCGGATGATTCTAAATACTTCTCTAATGAGGGATGATCTGTCTCCGTCAAGGCCGGCTCGTTTTCCGGCAACGGAGAAGTCCTGGCAGGGCGCACCGAAGCACCAGCAATCGGCTTTTGGAATATTTCCGGCATCCACATTTCTAATGTCAGTTGAACACCATTCTCCATTGAGGTATTCATCTTTCAGTATCTCCTTTTGTCTTTTTCGTAAATCCAATGTTGCTAAGTATTGCCTCTGTTCTTCTGTGACACAGTGCATCGAGATATAACTTGCCCTTGCGTATTTATCCCATTCACAGAATCCTATACACTTATGTCCGGCTAGTTCCATTCCTCTTCTAAAACCGCCTACTCCTGCGAACAAATCAAGAAAAGTCATTCCATAACCCTCCATAGCGGACACTTCATACATTTTTCCTCAACCATTCTTTCGTGTTCATTCTCCGGGTATGCTTCCGGGAACTTGCAATAGTGCTTGCATATCTTCCCCATAGCAGTTTCCAAGTCCTCCCGGTCAATGCCCGGGGATTTAACGTCCATGTCACAGATCGTCTGGCAGATCCTGATAGCTTCTGCGAGTTTCCCGGAGAGATACACATTATCTCTGCTTTGCTTTAGCCCATCTATCTCGGAATTTAACCATTCCATGAATTTCTCAAGCATCTTTTTGCTCCCTCCTGCGCTGATCGTAAATTCTTTGTCTTTCCAATGTCTCCTCACGGTGAGCCAAGTAATAAGCTCTCCTGTACGATTTAAGGCGTTCTTTGTTTGCCTGCCTATATTTCCTGTAGTATTCCCTTAACTCGTCTCTATGAGCCGCCTGATAAGCTTTCCAAGCCTCTCTTTTGCGTTGCACTCTCTTATTCGGAGGATTTCTAAACTGTGATATTAATTTTTCTTCCTGCGCATTTGCCGCACTATCCTCGATACAGTCGGAATACGGGCAATTAAAGCAGGCTTTTGGCTTTTCAAGATTACAATTCATTTTCTCACTCCTATGCATAGCCGAATCTGTGTCTTGTGCGGTTCCCGGTCTATTGAGGAATCATGTCCTTTTCCAATGCAGTTATCACATTTTTCTTTCGGGCAGTTTAAGCACCGCTGGATTACTTCCGGGGTATCGAGTATTTTTCTTTTTCCCATCAGTCCACCTCCTCTATTTCCACGAAGATTCCGGGGATGTCAGCCCAAAACTTTTCGATTATCTCAGAGACCACTAAGGCATCATCATCCCAGAACCCAGCTTTAGTCATTTCATCCTTAAGCATTTTATTGAGATTGTCTGTATCGGGCTTAGAAGCCTTATATTCGCCATTTAGGTGTTTCCCTTTACAAGGGAAGCACCACTTAACTACAAGGCGCACAGGAGCCGTATACGGGCTTTCAGGGGCATTTGGAACGAGAGCCTTATAGAGATCGTGTCTGGCTTCCTTAAGATCTCGGTCCTCATAGACATACATAGAACCATCTTTTCTTTTTCCGAACTTGTGTTCCTGTTGAGTTTTAGTCGGGGGAATCATATTCATAAAAAAATGCACTTTTACAAAACTCCTTTCAAAATTGTCATCATTCCCTTTAGTGCGATAACCGTGAGGGGGGATTAGTCCAACGCCGCCTCAAGGCGTTTGACGTATCCCCCGCACGGGGGGTTTTGTCAAAAACCTATATAATAGGGTTTGACTGTCCCTCAAAATTGTCAGACAGACAAACCCGTACGGGTTTGACTGTCCAAGCGATTTTGACCCGATTTTGTCAAACCTAAAAAACCCATGGTCAGACAAACCCGTACGGGTTTGACTGTCTGACAAAATAACGGGTGTTTTGTCAAACCGCTTTTTCATCATTTTGACCCTCATTTTTTGATCCCGGTTTAGGAATGATAAAACCATTATCAATAACATAATCATCATGTGTTTCGATCTGCCGCCTGATGGACTTGTCAGAGAATCCGGGATCATTTTTGAAGTAATCCACCAGATCAGCGACCGTAGGACAAGCAGAGTGGTTATCCTTAAAATCAATCTCATCCCAATTTTCAATAAAGAACAGAATTCGTTCATAGCGTTTATTTCTCTTATCAGTTTTAGCGGCGTTACCCCGTTCCGAATTGGTTTTTGCATCCATCCCGGTAATAGGTTTAGCGTCCTTAAGGTCATTCGTGATCTTATGGACAGGGAAATCAAAGATAACGTCAATATCATCCGGGGTTTTGAACTCACGGAGCGTTGCTGATATTCTCCAAGCGGTCTGACCATCAGGGAGAGATACTTCTGCATCCCGGGGATTAAGTTGGATCATATCAAGGAGAGCATCCGGGTCACGGGCAAACACGCCGGAGCCTGAAGCCCTGTCCATAGAGAACTTACCGCCCTGAGAACCTTTTGAATGGTGATGGCAACAAATAATTGACGTTCCGAGTTGGACGCAAATAGCATCAAGATGGTTAAAGAACTTTGCCATCTCAGAAGCGGAGTTTTCATCTGCCTGATTGATCTTATACAGGGGATCAAAGATAATAACGTCATATCCCTTGTTTTTTGCCCTTCTAAGGAGCCGGGGAGCTAATTTATCAATAGAAGTGTTTTCCCCTCTCAAATTCCAAATATCGAGGTTTTGGGGGCAATTTTTCAAGCCCATAGCCTTACGCACCTCATTTATTCTGTTAAGGAACGAATTACCATCCACTTCAAGATTGATATAAAGGACCTTTCCTTTCATGCAGGAGTACCCGAGCCATTCACGCCCATTCACAATAGACAGGGCAAGCTCAATAAGCAGGAAGCTCTTCCCGGCTTTAGATGCGCCGGAGATAAGCATTTTATGACCTTTGCGGAGGATCCCACCTATAAGCTCCGGGGATAGAGGGGGCAGATTTTCAAGCTCCGAGAAAGTGATAATTTCAGGGAGTGTATCGATAGAATCCTCAATATACTCCTTCCATTCCTCAAACGAGGACAGCCCGATATTTTCAGCGATAATAAACTGTTTTTTCTCCCCACGGGAGACTCCGGGCATCCTGCTCATTCTGGATTGGTTCTTGTTTTGCTTGTCAATATGGAGACCGTTTTTTTCACATACCCGGTAAAGGTAGTCCACTTTCTCTCGGTAATCCTGCTCCGTGACGGCATTGATCTTAACAATACTGTGGACAGACTTTGCGCCTGAGTAGACCATAACCGCCACGGGGAGCTTAAGTTCATCCATGAGAGCCTTCTGTTTTTCAATTTCAAGGCTGTCCGACTCCACAAGCGCATAACGCAGATCAGTCACGTTTGAGTTAGCTACACCATGCCCGTCAAGTGGGTTAAAGCGTATCCAAGCCCCCGCTTCTTTGTTGTAGTCCCCGATCACGTCCTCAATACTGTCCGGGTGCTTCTTTATGGCATTAAGGATCTGTTTAGCAGTCATGCCATAGCTGCCCTTTGAAGCTGGTTTCCATTTCTTTCTCTCCTCATCATATTCCGCATCAATGCAGAACCCGACTATCTCATCAGGCTTGAATAGAGCCTGTATATACCGCCTAAGCTCATCCACGCCTACATTCTCCGGGGTTTCGATTATAGAGGACGTATCAAGCCATGCGGTGTCCTTAATGACAGTATCGCCGTCATACTCGATCTCATCTTCCCAGTCAAATACCCGTATCTCTTTATTCGGGGAGTACCCGAACCGTACCGCCATATCATATATAGTGCCGCCTGTGACGGGCTTTGACGTGTTTTCTTTGAAAGAGACCCACTTCTTAGCACAAAAACCCGGTTTATAGCGGCTGTCCGAGCGGCTCCATGCGTCCCAAGTATCCACGGGATACCCTTCATGTTTAAGAGCCATCCCCACATTAACCCATTCAAGATAATCTAACTGTGACGGGGGAATATATTCCAATAATTCTGATAACTCTACCATTCAAAGACCTCATTTTTCGTTACTTCCTGCTGGATAAGCGAAATAGGCTTATAAGAGTCAATATCTACATTCAGCTTCCACTTTTTCCAGCCCACAGCCGCCAGCCTGTTAAGCATTGAATTAGCTTCATCAAACTTCCAAAGGTACACATCATTGAACCCGAATTTTGTGAGGGTTTTTGCCTGACGTGGGGTGCATAAGCCTAACTCCCGGCGTGTGTTCATCCTGTCTATGAGCTTTGAAGCCTTACCCTTGCACATATCAGTTGCGTCAATCTGCATCTTTTCAAGGTATGACTTCTGTTTTTCGGTGATGGGCTGTCTCTCCCACCCGAACGTAGGTACATAGTCAATTAAGGCATCATCCCCGACTGCAAGCTCAAACTCTAAAGGGTTAATGAGCTTTTTCTGCTTACGTTCCTTTTCTGCTTCTTCAAGAGCCTTTTGGAGTGCGTTCTTACGCTGTTCCAGCACCTTGTTTTCGGTTTCTTCCTCTGCTTCCATGAGATCCACGGCTTCAAGTTCTTCAGAGAGATCAAATGTAAGTTGTTCTGCAATCTCCTTCTTCTTACAGATTATGTCTGCCGGATGGACAAGGTTATGCTTCCCGGTCATCCACAGGAAATCGAGGATCAGCAGGTGGTCTTTACCGGGATAAAGCCTTGTACCCCTACCCACCATCTGACAATAGAGTGAGCGTATCTTAGTAGGGCGTAATGGGATGATACAATCCACAATCGGGCAATCCCAGCCCTCCGTCAAGAGCATGGAATTGCAAAGGACGTTATATTTCCCCTCTGCGAAATCAGCCAGCACCTCTTCACGGTCTTTAGAACCGCCGTTCACTTCAGCCGCCCGGAATCCCTTAGTATTAAGAATGTCCCGGAACTCCTGAGAAATCTTGACAAGCGGCAGGAATACCACAGTATGACGGTCTTTACAGACCTTGACCATTTCATCTGCTATATCTTCAAGATACGGCTCCAGCGCATTACCTATGTCATTGGTCTGAAAATCACCACGGGAGACTTTTACCGCCGTCATATCAATTTTAAGCGGCATGGTCTGGACCCGGATCTTTGACAGATACCCCTGATTAATGGCATCCCGGAGCGAGTATTCATAAGCAAGGCTTTCAAAGTATGATCCCAACTCCTGCATATCGCCCCTGTCGGGGGTGGCAGTCACTCCCAGCACCTTCGCATGATCAAAATGGTTAAGTACGTTCTGATAGCTTTTAGCAAGGGCGTGATGTGCTTCATCCACGATCACGGTATCAAAATAATCAGGGGTGAACCCGGACAGCCGTTTCTCTGTCATAAGCGTTTGGACAGATCCCACGGTTATAGGTTCGTTTGCCCCTATGCTGGTCTTTTCTGCCTTTTCAACAGCGCAATCAATACCGCAGAGTTTTTTTATCTTATCTGAAGCCTGATTAAGCAATTCTTCACGGTGGGCGAGGATAAGCACCTTCCCGGTCTTTGTGCGTTCTTTAGCCACGTCAGCGAAAACTATGGTCTTGCCGCACCCTGTCGGCAGGACAAGGAGTGTTTTATCCTTATCCTGCCACTCATGGAATATTGCCTTTTTAGCTTCCTGCTGGTAAGGTCTTAACTCCATTCGTCATCATCTCCTTTTGCCGGGGGATCAATGTACTTCCCGACATTATTGAAGAAGATACCGTTCTTCTGAGTACCCTCTGTTTTTGTGATGTGCGCCCTGCCCTTGCACCCTATAGACTCATTCCACTTCATCTTCAGTTTTTCTCCATGCTTCTTTAAGCCGATTGAGCGGAAGAATGCAGAGATTTTCCACTCCATCGTTGAAGCCATAGGGAAATTATCATTAACAAAGCAATCTCCCTCCGGGGTTTCAATCTTCATAGTGATCTTTGCCATATTGCAAGCCGGGGTTTTTGCCTTATCTCCGGGAGTATAAGTACCCCTTTCAAACTTAGTAACCTCAAACTCATAATCACCCTCTTCAACAGTGACAAAATCGCCGTTACCATCATTTTCAATCTCATCATCCCAATCAAAAACTTTTACTTCATCAGCCATTTTTCAATTCTCCTTTTTAATATGGTATTTCCATGCTTTCAACTTCATTTTCTGTGAACTTTTTAGCGTATTTTACGAAACCGCCCCACTTGCCTATCAGCTTTTCTGTGACAAACTGAGGATCAAGTCCCTCTAATGTGGTAGGGGTGAAGTCCTGTGTTTTTGTCATGATGGCATAAAGGAGCCTGTTTTCGCTGATCTTGTCCTGTTCCATGAGTTTCTTTAATTCTTCAATGTCAGGTCTTTCGCTTTTTGCTTCTGCTTCCGGCTTCTCTGCTTTAGGTTCTTCTGCTTTTGCTTCTTCTTTTTTAGGTTCTGCTTTTACTGTTTCTTTTTTCGCTTCTGCTTTCTTTTTAGGCTTATCTGCTTTGTGTTCTATGATCTTAGCTATCTCCATGTAATCAAAGGGTATGCACTCATCAAGCCCGTAACGATTCTTAGCGTCCCATGTGGGGCGGTGCTGGGTATATATGACTCTCTTTCCACCCTGAGCCTTCTTTGATTTGGTTTTATCATCTTCGATCACAAGGGTTTTATAGTTTGCAAAAAGTACCATATCCCCCCATTCCTTGACCATAGCCTTGACTTGCTTTGACTGAAGTTTAAGCTCCCATCTGTCAAATGCCCCCATTTCGTCAGGAAGTTCCTGTTTACGCATAACCGCATGGGCTACAAGTACCACGTTCACACCCTTGTCTATGAGCTTTGTGAGCTTTGCAAGAAGCTTTTCAAACTCTGCCACTACATAGAGTGATCCCTTGCCATAGTCCAACGTGAGGATATTGTCTGTCTTATACCGTTCATTGAGCATACGGATACAAGCCTGTTCAGCCCAATCAACAGTATCCAGCACAAGCGTTCCTATCCCTTCGGTCTTAAGTGCTTCATCTGCCGCTTCTAAAATGTTTTCCCACTTGGAAAAATCAGCATTGAACCGGGATATATTCATAGCGTTCGTGCTTCCCTCTGTGTCAATGAACACAGGGCTGGGAAAACCTGAAGCAAAGGTACTTTTCCCGATTCCTTCGGGTCCGTAAATAATAGTCCGTATTGCGGTAACGATCTGTCCGCTCTGAATCTCCATAAAAATCTCTCCTTCCTTTATTTGATCTGAAGATTGTTCTTAGTCTCCAGCGTTGCAAATTCAAACTTCTCACCGTTTTTCAGGGCTTTTTTGATAAGGGTCTTGTCCGGCTCTATGGTTTCTTTCACCTTGCGGTACTCCACCGGGATAAACTCAACCGCCTTGTCCCCGTGAGTCAGTTTCACAGACTCCGAACTTCTCACCGTGATACGGTGAAGGGGTGTCTCTATCGCCTTGCGTTCTGTGAGGATCATGGAATTGGCAAGGGCATTTTTAAGCCGCTCTATCTTGCGCTCCCGGCTCTTAATGAGTGCATCCAGCTTCTTCTTAGCGTTTCTTGCGGTCTCATTCTCGCCCTCTAACCGTTCAATCACATAACAGTAACCATCCGCCTTATCGTCTATGGCATCTATGAGCATATTCATAGTGTCCTCAAAGGCTTCTATCTCGGACTGTTTTTCAGCTTTATCAAGTTCTGTATCATCCTCATATATTTCGGGATAATCCATATCCATCAGGCTTAAAAAATCTGATGTAAGTTCAAATAATGACGGGTTTTCTGCTGACATATACAATCATTCCTTTCTGTGGTATAATGTGAATAGGTTACATCGTGACCTACCCCCTTTGAACCTCGTTTTGCTTTGGTTGGTGAACGGGGTTCATCCTTTTGCCGGGATAATCTGAACAAAGATCATGCCCTGTGTCGTTTTCATCCACTCTTTACATTCATGTAAAGTTGGATAGTAAACATCCAGCGATAGACCGCTTTCGATTGTGCCAGCGGTCTTGCCTGTCCTTACTTGGCTTTCGCCTTCGCCTGTGGATTTACCATAGCCACAGTCCCGGATCTCCAGCGTGGTCAGGTAATCTCCCATTTCATAGCCGTTTTCTGCCGGGATAGCTTCATAAACCATCACCGCCGACCCGTAAAGGTCAGGGCATGAAGCACAGTACCCTTTCCGCATCAGATCCCCGTGTGATCCCTTTTTTCCTTCACAATAGCCTGTTGTGGCTATCAGTTTGGGATTGTACTCACAGCCCATGTGGAATACATCACCGGGATTCTGTGGGACGTCCTGATCGGCTTCAATGTAGCTGTCCACTAACTCACGGCAGGTCATTCCGTAACATGGTATTGTTAGGGATATTGACAGGATCGCCGCTATGATCGCTCTTTTCACTCTTACACCTCCCTTCCATATTTGATTAAGTTCTGTTTCTTCAAAATGTATGTGCCGCATTAGGGATCCCCATTCATAGAGTCGCCATGTCCCCGGATTTCTGTATCTATACATTAATGTTTGATAGGGGATCCCCGTCTGCTTTGCCACGTCTACCGCCGACATTTCGCAGCGAGTAGCCGCAGCTTTGATGATCCGGGTAATTAATGGGGCTTTCATGACGCCGTCTCAAGGAAAGCAATATCTTTCATACTTTCAAGCCTTGCCTTTGAAGCCTTGTATATATCTTTGTAATTCATCCCTGTGTTGATGCCGTTTCGCACAACACTCGATAAAATCATTTCGATAATTATGATTTTTCTTAATGTCGGTTCGTCTGTTTCGAAAAGATCATTCCATGTCTCTAGCCCAACTGCACGATATGCCATTTCCCAAAAAGTCTTAAATATTGATCCTGTTTCGCAATGAGTGGAGCGGGTCAACTGTGCGATCGGCGTTTCAATTTCTCGCATTTGTTCTTCGTTCGAAATCCCACTTTCTACCATAGCCATACGGTTCATTGTTTGAGTTGTGCCTGTGGCAAAATCTACAAGTTCATCCAAAAAGCGATTGTTCTCATCTTTCTCAACTTCAATTTTTGAATAGTTAGCAAATAATGATTTCAATTCTTTTAGTGCTTCATCATAGTCAACATCAAACCACTCTCTGCAGATAGCTCTTGAATGAAACTGTTTTTTGAATCTGCTTTCAATTTCTCCTGCATTGGAGATATAGTCAGAAACATAGGTTTTTATGATGTGTTTCCCACTTGTCGTTCTGATCGTGTTTATTCTTCGTTTTGGTTCTTTGCTGATGCCCACTTTTACCGTCGAATCTTTTGCGAGAATAAGATAGACGGTGCAAGCGTTTTTAACATTGATTAGTTCGTTCATATCCCCTCCAGCTTCTTAACAAAATAATCAAGGTCAACGTTTAATGCCTTGCATATCTTGTAATACTCAATCGCATCAATGCGCCTGTCGTGGTTACATACATCGGAAATCTTTGACGCTGATAAACCTGTCTTATCCACAAGAAAAGCCTGTTTGATGCCGTTCTCAATAAGGTACTCTTTGATAATCGTTCCTAACATTTCGCTCCTTTCTCTACGATATTTTCGTAGTTGGTTTGTAAAATATTGTGGAAGCTGGCATCTCTTCCGCTAACTACGATTCTTTCGTAGTCCACAAGTATAGTACTACGATATTTTCGTAGTGTCAATATTTTTTTCCTAAATCTCTACATTTTTTTCGCACTACATCCGATAACTATGTTAAAATACATAAACAAAACTGCGGAGGAGGTAAGGGATATGACAGACATTGAGATTAGAACAAATATTACTACGGAAGTTTTACGCTTCAATCGGTGCGGTGCTTGGCATCCCCGACAGTACGCTTGCTGATTTTGGCGGCTGGAGCAGGGGAAGTAAGATTATGAAGGCTACTTATCAGAATAGTATCCAATCCATGAATGATGATTATGCACAGAAAATGAATGAGTATTTTGATAGTCTGATTTAGTGTCGGGGGTGTATCCCCCGATACTGATTAACAAATATCCGTGGGAACTTTTGTGGGAACCTTTGTTTGTGACAGGACACAAAGCCTTTATTTTAGGGTACAAAAATAACCGGGGAATTATGCGAAAAACCGCCACAAAAACCACTATATAAGCGGTTTCATGACGGTTTTTTATGGGGGTTCGACTCCCCCGTGTCTCAGGCTTCTAAACCGCTCCGTTGAGCGGTTTTTTATTTCCCGAGTGAACTTTTGAGGGAACCATGTGGGAAATTTCATGGGAACCTTTTTTATTTGATTTTTCGGATCACGCTATTATACAGTCTTGGATTGATCGCCGTCAACGCATCCATAAGCTCATCCATTACCGCCCATATTTCATAGGCATTGCGCCCGTTGATCAGCTTTGAAAACTCGCTACCGCTGGAATAAGTGATTGTTTTTTCGGTCTCATCTTCTCCGCTGTCATAGTATGCGCCCTGATACGTCTTAGATGGCTCATATTCGCTTTTATTTTCGTTCGGGTACATTTTATCCTTAATAGTATAAAACGCCGCCAATTTAAGGCAAGTGGACGCATCCGGCTTCTTCTTCCCCTCACATTCAGCAATGGCTTCCTGCAAGTCCATTTTGGTAATCATGATCCATCCTCACATCATACCCTGTATTTCGCTTATAAACTCATTGTATTTGTGCCGTACCCGGTCATTCGGAGCCTTCTCCATAAGCTCATGGAGTTCTTCGATCATGCCTTCATCCCGGTACATCCTGCCTGTGGAATAACGACCCATAGAGTCACGTCTGGCATTGCTTCCCCGTCCTCTTGCGCCATAACCACGGTTATAGGAGCGATCCATACCGTCATCCCAATATTCATCGGGATTCTCCATAGCGTCCACGGTCAACAGGCTTTTCTTTAAATGAGCCAGCTTGTCAGCGTATTCAAGCTCCTGCATGGAGAGCTTTCCCCCGGATGATACCTTACGGTCAAGTTCTTTCATTTCGTCTTTTACAAAATCACAAAGATTGTGGAACATCCGTTTATCCTCCTTCCTTTAGGCTATCCTGTCTATCACAAGGTTACTGTTCTGTACTTCGATAGTCGGAGTCGGGGTAACCGCCGCATCATTCACTGTTGCGTCAACATATCTCACGGATACGGAGAAACAACATCCTTTAGGGATCGTGATTATTGCTGTGCTGGTCACATTCCCAAACTCATCTACCGCCTGTGGCGTAAATATCGCTTCGCTGGTCAGGCGAGGTTCCCCGTTCACGGTTATTGCCACCGCAACAGGGGTAACTGCGCCACCTTCGGGAACTGCGATATTTCCGTTATAGGTTACCTGATACCTTGCAAAACAGTTGTTAGTGATCCCACGGAGAATAAAAATGCCTGTGCCGTCCTCATGGTAAACATACCCTTTCCGGCAAGGGATAGAAGCCGTAAACAGAATCGGGTTATTAAGAGCCAAATTCTGAAGATCATTCGCTAAATATTCTGCCATAGTCTCACCCCCTTATGCTCCGCATCCACACCCGTAAGTCTGAACGCAACAGTTAGGGTTCTGAACCATATAAGCCGGGATAGCTTTAGGAGCTACATACTGCTCAACCTCATTTGCAAGTGCCCTCTGTCCGGCCTGTATAGCGGCTGTCTGAACATCCTGAGAAGCCTGTCCACGGGCATACATAAGCTCTGATCTAAGCTGATTAATGGTATCGTTCTTAGCTTCGATCTTGTCAGCACAAAGCTGATTCAAAATAGCGGTCGTCTGCGCCTGTGTAGCGGTCAGAATATCCCTTATTCCATCAGATACCGCCTGCCTGTCTGCACAATTCTCGGTTGCAACCGTGTACTTAAGATCTGCAATATTTGCCCTGTTTTCACAGCAACAATTCTGAAGATTCATAGCAATGCTATTCATCCCCTGTGTCTGAGCGGTCTGAGCATTAAAAGATCTTTCAAGGTCTGCAAGCTGGTTAGAGTACATCTGCTGAGATAATGCGCTCTGTGCGCCATTCACCGCCGCCGTCACTCCTGCAAAACCACCGCAAAGCTGGGTTGAGATTCCGTTGATCCCGTCACGGATGGATGTTATTCCATCATTGAGCATAGCATCCCGGAATCCGGCATTGGTGTTGGCATTGATCCCCTGCTGACCGTTGAAGAGCCACGGGAAGTCATAGCCACCGCCGTAACCACCGCCGAAGCCGTTGCCCCATGCACCGTTACCCATGAGTCCGAAGATCAAAAAAAGGATGATCCAAGACTCCCATCCGTTACCGAAGCCGCCACCATAGCCACCGTTGCCAAGTGGAGCCACAGGCATAACCATTCCATTGCTTCCGCTTTCATCTGTTAAAGCCATTTCATTTTCCTCCTATAAAATTTTTTTAGGTGAGCGAGTATCCTCGAAACGGATACCCGGTCTATAAAGCCCCGTACGCTGGCTCTATATACTATTTCTTTCCCATGAACTGATTAAACATGGGATTATTCTGAATTTGGGATGCGATCTGACGGGCAGAATTATACTGTTCCTGTGTCACACGCCCGTCACCCATCATTTTCTGTATTATTGCGTTCGGATCATTGGCTATATCCTGAGAAATGCCATATCTTTGCATCATGTATTGAGCCGGATTAGAAGCGAACTGCCTAAACCCGTTCATGAAGTTCTGAAAACTGCCCCACGGATCATTCATACGCCGGAAACCTCCTTCAATTCCTTTTCAACCTTATTCAAACGTTCTCTTAATTCCTCAAATTCTGATTTAAGGGCATAATCGGGATGATCATTCTGTGGAGTGGGTTCTTCCGTTTCTTCTTCTTTCACAAGCCGATATTTCTCAAAATGCGGCTGATCTAACTGAGAAAAGCCCATTGTTTTAGTACAGAGGTAAGGGGAATTTTCGATCTTGAAAGTGATACTGTTTCCCGGAGCCACGGGATAATTTTTTGCTTCTTCTATTGACCTAAGACACACGAAGCCGCCATTTTGAATCTGTGGCTTTTCCTGTGGGGATTGAACCACCTGCGCCGTCTGTGACGGCATAGGTGGCATTTGAGGGGTATATTGTGAATATCCCGGCATCTGCGCCGGAGAATAGGGGTACATATAATTATATGCCATATCAGACTCCCTTCTTCCAATAGTAGACTATCGGCTCTGATCCGCTGTCCCAAGTGTCAATATAATTCCCGTCTACGACTGCGATAATGTGGCTATCACAAGCAAGCAGATAAACTCCATGAGGATGATCATTACAGAAGTCCTTTACCGTCTGACAATGGGGATAATTGTCCGGGCAAGGGTATCTTTTGAATCCCCTGCCGTGAAGAAAATTACTGACTACCGCTTTTGATGATGGCATATCGCACATATCGTAGCCGATAACACAGAGCTGGACATAAACAAGCTCCCAATCCTCGCCTAACACAGTAGACAATGCTCTTACAGAACAATCATTATTCCGCTTATCACACGGATTTTCGTTATACTTGATGAACATGATTTGATTTTAGACATAAAAATACCCTGCCGAAAGAATCTGACAGGGTATTATATATGTAAGAATTGTTTACATTTTGGATGCCCGGAGAAGTACCATATCCCCTTCACCGTAAACGATCTTTTTAATCGCCTCGTTTGACTTGTGGTATTTTGCCGATAACTGTTCAAAGGTATAGCCGTAAAACCATTTCTCACGGAGAATATCCCGGTGTTCCACTAGCCGCACATACTCATTGATACAGTATTCAATATTGGAATTAAGGGTATCTTCAGCGATCTTCATCTTTTATTATTCCCGGGCAAAAACCTACCCATGTTATCTCTGTCTGCTCTTCGCTCTACAGTTTGTCCCCTAAGAATATATAAACGCTGTCCAGAGACAATTCCTTTTAATTTCCCTGACCAATGCCAATGATGAATAGAAACAGACGAGACTCCGTAATACTCTGCGGCTTCTTTTAATGTCATGTATTCAGGAGGAGTATGTTTTAGCATATTCCAGTCAAACAAGATTTCTTCACCTGTTTGCCCCTTTTTTACTTTTCTGCCGACATATTTAAGGTCATCTATATTATGTAATTCACAAAAATCCGGCACGGTCATTTTTCCATTTTTCGTTAAAATATAGACCGTGTTTTCTTTGTTTCTGAATTGATATTTCATTTCTATCCAACGGCAATTAGATGGGTCATAATTCCCGTTAACATCAATACGATCAATCGAAAGTGTGTTTGCATATCCATTGGACATTGACCAATCATAAAACGCCGAAAAATCATTGTTCCATTCTTCACAAATTTTAATACCCCTGCCTCCATAGCGTGAATAATGTTCTACATTAGGGTTATTACAACGATCTTTCATGCCACGCCAGATAGAATAAAGACGAGTATTAGTTTTTCCATGTTTTATTTTAAGCTCAAATACATTCTTTTTGTTTTCTTTGTTTAAGCAACCACAGGATTTATTATGCCCCATAATTAGCAAAGAACTAAAGACATCAACTTCTTTTCCACAATCACATTTACAATGCCATAAATTATCATGTCCTTTAACACGATATTCTACTGTCAATCTTGTAAATCTTTTGCCGCTTAAATCTTTCATATTGTTTACCTCGCTTTCGTAAACTCGCTAAATATTTATGGCAAGCAAACAGGTAGCGATTTCCTGCTTTCACCCCGTCGGGCTATGCTTGCCATTTTTTATTATATCATTTCTTCTTTGATTTATGCCAATTTTTGATACGTCCTGTCCCTTTACACATATTACATTGTATATAGCCTGAATTACCGCCTACTTTACGTTTACGGGTTTTTATCGTCTGCGTTGCTCTCGTTGCCATAGTAGTTAAGTTCCCCTGTTCCGACTCCGTTCAATGCCACATCCCCTGCTCCATCTGAGGATACTGTCTGAGTCATTACCACATCCTCAAACTGATTCTCATAATAGAACCAACACATATTTGTTGCTACTAAAGCTATGAAAACCGCTATCAGCAAATTGAAAAGCCGTTTATTGATTCTCTCCATCCTTGCAAGTGCGCTTTCATGCACTACATAATCTATTAAAATGTTTTCTTTATCCATATAATAATCCTCCTCCCGGTGATTATATCACATTGCAGGACAGGGGAAACCCAACAAACCCCCGTCCTGCGTTTTAAGGAGTATATGAGAAAACCGTCACGCTTTTAATTTCTCACGGGTTTTACTCCCCACAATCCCATCCCATTCTTTGGGATCCTCCGGAAACATTAGTTTCTGGCACTCAATCACCGCAAGTTTTGTCTTGTCTTTGAAATCCCCGTCAACCTTTAATCCTAAAATCAGCCCGGTCTTTTCATAGTGCCAATGATTCAAGGCAAATTGTACCCACCGCACATCATTACCCCGGCTCCCATACTTAACATTTTTCGTGGGTTCGGTGTAGGGGTTGTGATTGTCAGGCTTTCCATCCGTCTGTGTCATGGCTTTTTTATCCCATTCCGACAAATTGTATCTTTCGATTAATTTTATTACTGTATTAACCTCCGTGGAGCTTGTCATGTAGCCACAGAGTTTAATCTGTTGCATCTGCTGAACATATCCCACGTTTGCAAATACCCGTGAATAGAGCTTTGTGTTTAATAGCTCATAGTAATTCAATACACATTGTTGCATGGACTTATAAGAGCGGAAAGCGTCCGTTATAACGGTGTGAACGCCAATGGAGTATTCTTCCTTAGTTTTCGACTTGAAAAAAGTACCATCCCAATATTTTGTGGCGGTCTTTCCCGTTCCTACTTTTTGCCCTAAGTATGAGTTATACTTCACACTTCCGGCGGTTCCATAAGCCGACTCAACGCAAGCCATACCGATACAGACAGAGGGAAGAACTTTTCCAAGTGTTCTGTATGCTTCCACGGCACACGGGGCTATTTTGCTGATAAAATCCTTTATCTGTGTTTCTGTTGCCATTTCAACCCTCTTCTTTCGGTTCTCCTGCTTTTTCAGTTTGTTCTTTTAGTAACGTGACAAGTGGTAGCAGGAACGGGGGGATCTTTACGCCTATATCCACCATGTTTTCAAGGATGGATATAAGCTCATTACAGATGATCCACACGGCTACCACGCAAGCTATTAAGAAGTGTATAGGTGGCTTTATGCCGACCGTATCAGCGGCGTATCTAATCAGCGTGTCCATGATAGCCCCTACGACCACCAGAAGCCACAAACAGACCTTTTTAATGATGCCCCGTAGTCCGATATAGCTCGACACCTTTTCACCTCTGTAATGGCTTGCGATAAGCCCTGTGATGTAGTCCATGACGTTGCATAGCACCATCAAAAGGACAGGAACGTATAAAATCCCCAATACGGAGGACAGCACCGCCCCGATTGCCGTGAATGTGATCTTTATATCTGTCAGTTTGTTATCCATGATTTTTGTTCTCCCTCATTTCCCACGCCTCCCGTGAATTTTTAACCCTCTAACGGCACTCCGTACAAATCCAAGTACGCATCCTTTGTAGCCTGTTTCCACTTCTGCGGAACATCTGCTAATGTCTTAGTTCCCTTGTAAATAGCCCTTGCGTAAATGTAACCCATGATTCTACCTCCTTATCCTGCTATCATTTCTGCAAGCTCCATAAGAGCGGCATCCTGTTCGTCAAGTCTTTCGTTGATAATATCAATATCAGACTTTTCGCCAAGTGAAAAAATAACATTCACTTCTCCTGTTGTGGGATTAGGTGAAGTTATGCTTATCCCATTTACAATGGAATTGAGAAACGTAATATCCCCCATTGTAGCGTGTTTGAGATTTTCGTCTGTTATCTCTTCCACCGCTTCTTTCATCGTAGCGGTGTCTGTGGTCATAGAAATCTGATAAAGGTCAGATTCATCATTGACATTGAATTGTACTCCATTACTAAGTGTTAATATCATAGTTTATATCCTCCTTTTATTTGTTTACCTGCAATTATATATTGTGTAATCACCTGTCCCTGTTCCACATTTTCCACTGAGTACATCACCATTTCTTAACGGGATTAACATATTAAAATCAGTAGCGCTTGCGGTTGTAAATGACATTGCTATCACGTTTCCATTAACCCTAAATGAACCTGCCGCTAAATTATTTCCATACCCATGACATAAAGCCCAACAGTTTGCGTTAGCAGTATATAAATTTGTGAAAGATGTATTTGTGAATGTTGTTTTACTTTTTCTAACAGAACCGAAATTGGGGTATCTCAAAACTTCTGTATGTGTTTCTGTATATACGGCTCCTCCTGTAACGAGTCCTGTGTTTCCACTAGCAACACTTCCAACTCCATAAGTAGCCGCGCCACCAAGGCCCAAAGCACTCCTAGCGTCTACCGCCGTTGTTTTTCCGGTTCCGCCGTTTGCTAGAGGTAAAGCTCCTGTTGTATTTCCAAGCCCCATAGCATTCCGAGCAAGTGCAAGCGTGGTCTGTCCTGTTCCGCCATTAGCCACGGGAACTGTGCCCATATTGGGATAAGTTATATTTACATCACCGTGTCTATAATCTGTTTCAGCGTTTCCTTTTACTCCCGTAACATAAGCATCCACAATAGCTTTTATTTGAGAAGATATATCAGCCGCATATTGATAGTTCGTATCAAATACAAAAGTATCCCCGACTGAAATAGCCGTCTTTGCTTTGCAAAGTACACCATTAAGTACAAATTGTTCCCCAATAGCATAGGCGTTTGTTGCAGTATTAGATTTTTCCACGGGAGCAATTAAAGCATCATTACCGCCCTGCCCCCATGTACCGTTGCCCTTGAAAACTAAATCCTCGCCATCTGCCGGGGCAGGCGGTAACATTCCTCCTATGCTTGCAATACTCCCACTCACACCTTGAAACTCGGGTAAATCAGCCCAATTCCCATCCCCTCTGAAAAACTTATCTTGATCTCCTGCGTGTGGCTGTTTTATTAATCCATGTGTACCGTCTGTTGTGGCGGTGGCTCCGGTCATGTCCAAAGCTCCTGCCTGTGCCGCCGCCGCCTCTGCTAAATTCTTGAAATACTCTGCGTTATTGTGGTAATACGGGCTTGTACTCCCCACATCCGTTCCATTCTGTTTTCCTACTGCAAATCCCTCGGATTTAAGGGCATTATCATTTGCCGTTTCCGCTGATAGCCCTGCGATATTTGCACTACTCCCAGACCTTATAGCTGATAATTCTGCATTCTGCGCTGATACCCCGGCTATGTTCATGTAACTGCCGGACAGGATCGCCGAAGCCTGTGATTGTTCTGCGTGGTATTTGGAGTTGTTATGATACGCTACATCCTCACTTGTAACGGGGACTCCATTCCTTGTTCCTATTGCATAGGCTTCGGACAACTCGGCGTAATTCTCGCCCACTACCAAAGTGGCAAGTTTCTGTTTTTCAGCAGTGGTAAAATCTTCTGTGGAAAGCCCTTTCCCGTCTACTTTATCAACTTTCCCACTCTGTAAAGCAGAAATAGCGTCTGCATTGGCTTTTCCTTTATTTCCTGCATACGCTGAGTATTGTGTTTCTCCCAGAACAAGCCCCGATCCCATTGAAACAAGGTTACTCCCCGTTCCTGTCCACCGATACTGTATATTTGAGTTTGTATCTACATAGGTTTTCCCTTCTTCCAACGTGCAAGGGGTACTCTCCCCTGTGAGGATAAACCCTGTGGCTGAATAAGTCCCTGCGGCAGTCTGTGTGGGGTTCTGCGCCGTCCCCTCTAATACATCATCTACGAATGAGGGAAGCTGAGATGAGGGGACAAGACCGCTCCCGTCAAGAGTGGCAACACCGTTTACCGCTCCTTTTTCCGTCTTATCTATTTTCCCGGATGCAAGCTCCCCACCGATATACTGTTTCAAGACGGACGCTTTCACTTTTAACGTGTCATTAGCTGAATCAAGAGGGAATACGTCATTGTCTTGAACCGTTGTTTGCTCTGCAAGGTCTGAAATATGAACTTGACTTAATATATCCTGCATCGTAATCTCCTTTTCTGATTAATCATAGAAATTACATTCTATCTTGTCTGTCACAAGGCTATCACCGCTGATTGTGCGCCTTAATAAAGCCGTATTGTAACTGTCGCCCGGAGTATTGATTATTATGGTATCCCCAACTTCCATTGACGGCAGAGCCTTTAATCTGGCGGTCATATTGAAATACTGTAATTTACCAATCCTCTGCATGAGCTTTTCGCATATCTCCGTCAACTGTTCCTCCGTAAATATAAAATTCGATATGAAGAAATTTTCGCTGATAACGTAGTAGTTATTACCTTCCCATTCCCCTATCTGTGGCATATCCGCTGACACATCATCACGGGTCGTATCGTTGAAATAGAATGGATATAACCCCATTTCAGCATCGGTTTTCTCCGCCGATTTCAGTATCTTTATCCCATCAAAAGGCTTGTTGACGTTATCGTTGATATAAAGGGAGATCGTTTTATTGCTGTCTATATGCTCGCCTTGGAATACCCTCGCCAGACAACTCAACAACGGGCTATCTACCACTCCAAAACTTCCGCTTTCTCTTACTTCATCACCTTGCCATACCTTGTAATTGATCTTTGACAGATAATCTACGGTGAAATATCCCTCTCCATCTGTTTCTATCGTTGTGGGGACAGGATAGGCATTTAACGTAGCCTTCGCCTCGGTCTGCCTGTCTATATCAAGTGCCCCCATATCAACCGCAAGCTCATAAACTTGCCATTCTTTTGATAATATCGCCGTTTTTGACGGGTCAAAAGTGGGGGTGTAGATATTCAGCCTTATGTGCCGGGGCATCTTGTATTTTGCATGAACCACAGTTGCCGTTTCCGCTATCAGAGGCGAGGTATACGTTGTTTTATAGTTTTCATATATCCCGTATTCATACGCAGTTTGGGAAACATAATTATAACCCAGATATTCCCATTCTTTCCCCAAAGGTACGGTATCAAACTCATAATGGAAGTTGATATTAGCCATTTTGGTATAGCAATCTCTTGGGTCGGTACCATATATAAACTCTGTTATTACTTGACGGTTATTAAATGTGCCTTCATACTCCATATTTTCAAATGAAGTTCCATACGCATGAGGAAATCCCGAAGATGGATAAGGTGTATGATAATAACGTGTAGCTTGCTCAATTTCACCTTGATCGTTATAAGTCGTGTAGGATATATTTGAGTAAACATTAAAATCCACACCATTAAATGTTTTTACCCCGTTATAAACATAATCGCATACAATATACCATTGCTCATTAACCCTTTTTGTTCCCCTATATGGAACAGCATCACTTTTCCCTGCTTCTACAAGGAAATACATTGTCCTTTGTCCGGGATCTACATAAGGATAATAACTACTTGATAGGCTTCTCGGCTCATCAATCGGTAAAAGCTCATCAAATACATAATGACCATAACGGCGCATATATCGAATGGTGGGGGATGTATAAGGATTAACTAACCCATAAGTATAAGCTCCCGTTACTGAAACTTCTCTTGACATCCCCCATGAAGAAAAAATGGAAGAAAAAGAAGTTGTGCCAGGTGTTTCAGGTGTTATTGATTCCGTCCACGTCAATTTTGAAAGATATGTGACTGTTATCTGTCCACCCACATCGGGGTCGGTTACTGTTTCCACATAATTATCAATAGCATCAATCACATCCTGCTCATTATTCACTAGGATATTGGAAGATGAGTATTGGCTTGTAATGTTTGCGCTCTTATATGAGGATTCTGTAGCCTTTACACCTGCCTTATTTGAGCCATAGGTAAAATCGTATGTGTCAATAAGATTGTATCCGGGAATCTGGTATACTTTAGTCGTAGTTTCAAGGGTTATATCAACTGACTTTGCCGGATGTATTTCTGCATAGGAAACGCACAGATACAGGCTCATACTTGACCGAAAAACATAGTCAAATCCGTATATTTTATTTCTTAACGCATCTGGCTTTTGTGCTATTGTTGAGATCGTTCTGTTTGTGGGGTAAAGATCACTATTATTATAATACCCTGCAAACCATGAACCTGTATGCCCACTAATTTCATATTCGTAGTATGTCCATAATTGATACACATTATATGAAATATTATTTATAGTTTCAGTTCTTAAAAGTCTATACCCAAACCATCCTCTAGTAACATTCCCAGAACTATATGGATAATTTACTATTTGCCTATATCCTTGTCCGTTAATCTCTGGAGTGATATTGCTATCTTCAACATAAAACTCTATTCCGTTTGGATTTGCTGATGCCCGATTGTCTGCCAACATAATATCTAGCATCTGATCTATTGTATAAGTATTTCCATTGTATGTTACGGTACTCCCATCATAAACTGCGCTAGAATATTGAGAATCTTTATATGCTTCATTCCGGCTAGTTTTTGCCTGTGTTTCTTCAGCGCAGACATAGATGGGGTTATCTAACGGGATAGTTCCTGTCGTTGATGAGATCAACGTCAAATCAGATACTTGCTTTGTGACTTCAAAGGTATGGGTATATGTTTCCTCGTCTACAAGGTCTATCTCACTTTCTGTAGTGGAAATAAGAGGTATTTCGGAAATATCAAGATTTAAGTCCTCATAACTTGCCTGCATTATCTTTATATCTGAAGCCCCAAAACGGTCAAAATTAACAAACAGACCGTTCAATTCAAGGAAACTCTGTATCACAGAACGTCTGGTAGTATGTATCTGGAGATTACTCACATCAATCTCCATATTGCTAAAAAGCTCTTCTTCTGAGTGAAAGCTCACATCAATAAACGGGGAACTAATATTTTTCGTTATCTCCCGCACCACATCTTCACTACTATAAGAGGCGGGATAATCAATGTATAAATAGTATTGCCATTTTGAAATATAAGAAACATTAAAATATCCGTTTGAATCTATAACCACCGTCTCAGTAGTGGTAGAATTATTGAGTATGGCATTCCTCACATCACTTTGACGGTCAGTTATTAAATCACCCACAATTTCATTTTTTAATTCATCATCATAAACATACGCCCCTGTGGTTAGTGGGCTGTTTATCCTCACATCATAGCGGAGTTGTGGGTCAGGATCATAGTCTACAATTTTGTATCTTTCTGTGGTTTTATAGAAATACTCATATATCGATGTAGCTTGGTTTCTTTCATAAATCCTTTTGACTCCGGCTTTTATACGATCCCACCCACTTAAATCGGGTCTGAGATATTCTTCACTTTTTACTCTCCATCCTTCCCCTACGGGTTCGGGATTAAATATATATCCATAGCTTTTAACGCTTTTCAAGATAATATCAACCTGTGTCAGTACACGATACCCTGTTTCGGGAACAATATATATATGAATCCTTGTTCCTGCCACTCTCCATGAGTCTGCCGCTGTTAGATTTCTAAGCGAAGTGTCAGAAAATCTTGCGTGCCATTCCATACCTTCTTGCGATGTTTCATATGTAACCATGCGAAAATACATCATTTTCCCATTAGAGCCTAGATCATAGTTATAATCACAGGATAAGTAAGTATTACTTGTATTTTCTAATCTCCTATAGTCATTAAACACAGGGATACATTCCGAAACATAATGCCTTCCCCAATTCAGCGGTTCTTTAACTATATCAGTTGTTGAGATTATCTTTGTATTCCCCGTTTCTACGTCACGGTCATGCAGAGATTCTGTGTATTTCCCTATTGATTCTAATGTAGAATAGGATAATGGGGTCTTATATATCAAAGTCCTCTCAGATGGTCTAGGATCATATTGAGGATCTGGGAAAACTTGTTCTGTGGTAGTAGACACTCTCTCTACATTCAGCTTATTTTTTAATAGATTTGTGCCGACCATTATCTGTGTGTCGTTTGCGGCATAATTTAACACATCCCCGATATATACAGAATCACCCTCGGAGAAGGAATAGTTAATATCAGCACTAAGGTTAGCCGCTTTCATGCGGTCATAACCTTTCAAATCCCTCAGAGAGATATCCTCATGCTTCTTGGAGGAATCCACTCCATATAACCCTAAAGGCATGATGGGCTTTTTAATCTCATATATGGACGCATATCCATCTAATTCTGTGTGATTAGTGTATATGCACCGATAAAACCCCTCTAACTCAGCACCGATTATAGGGATTGCTATCTGGATATAAGCGGTTATATCTTTCCAATCATCACCCGTTCCCGGTGTTTCTGTATTGGAATTTACAAGGCTTTTATAAATCTTTCCACTATAACGCACCTTTTTATTCTTGTTATACGTTGTGGATGAGGAATAGTTGACGATATGCAGAAGCCCTTTCTGTTTATGGCTCATGTAATAAACGAGCTTTGAGGTATGATTTGGCTTTTCCATGTAAAGATAAATCTCATCCCCCACATAAAAGAGCCTTGCAAGGACAAGATAATATTTTGATGGGTCAAGCTGTGAGTTAGTATCCCCTACAATGATACTTGTAGATGATAAAGCCCCTTGATCTATCAATTCCACATCATCACCCGAAAGCTGAATACCTTTATCGGGGTCATAAGTGATAACAGGCGCAAAATCCCCTTGTGCCTGCATGATGGCTACCTCATCCCCCTCTGCGTTATCTTCCATGTATACGGTCACTCCTGCCGTTGCCGCCTCGCATAACCCGACCTTGAAATTCCCGGCAGAGCATAAACTCTCCGTGATAGATAGGGATTCTTCCTTAATATCGGAATTTGTTTTGACAACCCCGGCATCCCTAAAGAACACAAAATAAGAATAGGGAAGGCTCTTCTGATCTGTCTGATAATATGTTTTTTGTGCTTCTGGAATTACTATCATCTTTCCACTATCTCACAATCTACAACGATTATTCCCACCGCTTCATCACAATCCTCATTCATTCGGATCGCTCTGGCGGTGTATGAAATAAACCCGTCTAAGGTAATGTAATCATCAAGGCTCTCCACATAGACCTTAATACTGTGGTAAACCGTCCCCCCTGTGGTTACTAATAACCAATCTTTCCATGTACCCTCAACTGAGTCCTGCACCGTCAAAAGCGCATTGTCCTGTGTGGTCATTATCTGCCCGGATTGTGTGGTAAACCCACCTACGGTATCAACGTGGAAAATCAACTGCATTGTGCCTTGTATCTGGCGGCGTATCACTTCCCTATGCTTTCTCTGGTTTATGTCCGTCCATTCTCTGTAGATATCAGAATGGTTTACCGCATAGTTTCTCCTGTTGACCGCATTTGAAAAATTTATATTGTCAATTTCCAACAGATTAATCATATTCCACTATACCCTGTGGCTTGCGTAAATTCATAGTTCTTACGTCTTACCACGCTGAAAATATCTTCTGCGTCACCCTTAAGCTCAATATCATTATGAATGCCATTGTTCACAAGCTCTTCCAAAAGGGATATTATTCTCTTTGCATCAGAGTGGTTATCCTGTGATACACTTCCGATTCCTGTCGATTGGACATTAGCATTAATTCCAATATCCTGATCTTTAATCATACTTTCAAAATTAAAGCTGTCTGATATTTGGTCTGTTACTAATTTTTCATTATCTTTTATACCCTTTGCAAACAATTTCATCATATCCGGGGCATAGGTATGAAAATCAGATAACGGTCCTTTTTCTGGTTCGGAGAATCCTATCATACTGGATATAGAATCAGCGATATCACTAACCGTATCCATTAAAGCATCGACATTATCCAGTATACCACTAATAAAGTTATCAATAAGATCTGCACCCCATTGAAAAGCTTCATCTATTACACTAGAAAATCCTTCTCCAATTTTTGCTACTAAATCCGCACCAGTCTGAAAAAGTTGTCCCCCCTGTTCTACAAATACTGTTACCATTTGGGTTACTATATCCGCAGGTAATGTCAAAAGATCAGGGATCATTTGCACTATACCCTCAATTAGTTTTTTAACTTGTTTGATTCCACCCTTTATCATTTTAGGTGCATCTTGTATAAGAGCCGTTACTAACTCGCCTACTAATCTCGGACCCATTGTGAGTAATGTAGGGATGCTCTGAATGATACCAGAAATAAGTGATAAAATAAGTTGAGGACCGACTAATGCTAATTGAGGCGCAGCTAATATGAGAGCTTCGATTATTTTCACAATTATTTCGGGAAGTCGTTCGATGAGTATTGGAAGTGCATTCATAATTCCGTCCGTAAGACCTGTTACTAATGCAACAGCGCCCTCTACAAGAGCATCGACATTCTCTAAAAGTGCAAGAATAGTATCAATTATGGCGTTTACTGCATCCGGTATTATCTCCGGTGCAGCTTCCGCAAGGCTTGTGGCAAACTGTCCTAACGTTTGCATTGCCATTTCACCGACTTTAGGAAGTAGCTCCGTAATGGCATCAAGTAAGCTCATTATTATTTGAAAGCCTGTGTCAAAAATTAAAGGTAACGCCGAAATAAGCCCATCCGCAAGAGTTTTTATTAGCGTTACTCCCGATTCAAGAATTGTTGGCAATATAGCATCTACAAGAGCAGGTATTTTATCCGCAAATAACGGGCCTGCCTGTTCCACAAAAGTAGCTATCCCTTCAAACACCTGATGTATTCTTGGGATGATCTGATTTAACAGACCTTCTCCCTCTTTCTCCCCAAATATTGAATTTACAAGACCGCTAAATGCTTCACTTATACCCTCGCCACGTCCGATAGCCGTTATGACATTCTCCCACGCCGCTTTTGTAGCATTTGCGCTACCCTCAATGGTTGTCATGGCTTCTTTGCTTGTTGTCCCGGCTATATGTTGTGCTTCCTGTACACTCTGGATAGCCTGTACGATATCTGCAAAGCTATCAATACTTAGATCAGCTGATTGACCTATAGACGCACGGTATTCATTGGCATCCGCTATAAGCCGTTCCATTTCGGATTTAGTGCCACCATAACCTAATTTCAAGTTATCAAGCATGGTATAATTTTGTTTTGCAAAGCCCTGAAAGGCATTTTGAACAGACTGAATATCAGAACCAAAGACATTAACATTGTCAGACATCGCCCTCATAGCAACGTCCGTAAGATCAGCGGCTTTGTCTACATCACCGCTTAAAGAATTGATAAGAGCCGCACTAAAGCTAGTTGCGGTCTCCATATACTTATTTGCAGACATTCCAGATGTTTGATATGCCTGATCTGCATATGACTGTATTTTCTCGCTTGCAGTGCCATAAAGTTTATCAACGCCACCCACAAGCTGCTCATATTGAGCATAATTGGAAACAGCCGCTTTTGACAGTCCTACAAGGGCAGTTGTAGCCGCCCCCACAGCCGCCGTAGTAGCTGCAAGCCCCACCTTTGCGGCAGTTGCAAGCCCCGACTTAATAGAGTTTCCTAGCCCGGACAATTTTGACTTTGAGTCATTTAAGCCTTTATCATATTCTTTTGTATCCAATCCAATCTTGGCAAAAAGTTCAAAAACGTTAAGGCTCATTTTTTCCTCATCCGATTCCAGATATCTTGTGCAAATTCTTCTGCCGTTCTGGTATCTTCTTTTAACTTTTTAGGTTCTTTCTTTTGGTCTTTCTTATCTGGCTCTGCTAAATCAAGCCATCTGCTGTTAAGGCTTTTCCCATAATCAAACATTTCCTTTGCCCCCACAAAGTGAGTGGTATTCTCAGCTATTATCATCAGGGCATCTGTGATATACGCACGGAAAAGTTTTTCCTGTGATTCTTCTTTGAGCATGGACACGCAATGCTCTATCACGTATCCATGCCCCATCACATTAAGGAGGTCAATATTTATGCTTCTGATACACTTGAAGTAAACGTCTGCACCAAAGACAGCAATGAAGTAAAAAAACTTATCACCGCCTTGTTATTCATAAGTGATGCCCCAGCTTCAAAGTAATCTTCCATCGGGTAATCATCCACATTCTCCGGCTCAACGAAGCAGCATAAAGCCATAACCTCTAAGGTCTCTTTCGGGTGTTCCACCATTATTGAATCCAGAATGCCCGAAAGGTTTTTTAGCCCCTGGTTCTCTAACCTCTCTTTATTCCTTTCGTAGACTTTCAGCTTTTCTTCTGCTGTCATGCTCTCCGTTACTTCTTCAAGCTCCGGCGCATGACTTCTTAGCTCCTTTATTCCGGCAACGTTAAGCCATTTCTCAACAGATTTCTTAATTCTGTTTGTCTGACGAAGAAATTCAGACGGTTTACAGGTTGCAAGTGTCTTTAACTGACTCATAGATTCTCCTTATACCCCACTCGTTACGGTGACTGTGCATGATGCAGTGTATGTCTCACCCTCATAGGTCATGGATGCGATGATCGTTGCTGTTCCTTCATCTACTCCCGTCACAACGCCATCCTCTACAGTTGCCACGCCTGTATTGTCAGAACTCCATGTTACAGTCTGTCCTGCCGGATTCGTGGTTGCTGTGATTGTTACGGTATCCTCTGCCGCTACGGTTGCAGTCTCCTTATCAAGGATTACCCTGATCTCTTCCTCCGGGGGGATATCATATATCTCCATAGGCATTACATCCTGCGCATTTATGGATACATGGCCTGTTACCGTAATCGCATTCGTACCCTTTCCATTCTTTGTACTCTGGATTGAAAGCCCTCCCGTTGAAAGTGCATTCCTCAGTTTGATTGCATATGCGCCGCCGTTTGCCTTGTCCCCGACCCACCAGATATCCTTAAAGTCGGAAAGTAAAACATCACGCCGGGGTTTGATAACCGTTACGCCATTCTCCATAAGCTCTGTATCTGCTGCGCCTAACGCCCACTTTGTATTTTCGGCATTAAACTTGATTGAGGTAAATCCGAGCGTTGCGGTCTGTTTTGTCAGTCTCTTAAACTCCATCATGTTATTCGGTACGTTATCAACATCCTCCCCGTAATCCGTAAATTCGGGAGTATATACGGGATTCACACCCCCGGATGTAGTCGCAAGGATGTCCTTGCTTTCGGGAGCTTTATAAGGGTTTGCCGGGTCAAAATTAGTAAGAACGACACCTGCATCAACCTGTAGCGCATCAAACGCATCTGTTGAGATCACTGTAAATCTTCCCATTTTTTCCTCTCTTTCTTTAGTCGGTCATAAACTCAAAATAGACTGTCAGTAGTTTTCTTTTTATGAGCTTATCGTCTGGGTCTCCCATGTTTTGTGCAAATGTTCCATCCGTGTAAGCTCTGAATCTGCCGCCCTTGATCTCAGGACAGCCCATATTTTTTATGTATTTCTCTATTTCATCAGCTTTTGCATCAACAAAAGCAGTTCCCCTTGTGGTTCTGTCCCATATAGACGCTGATAACGGTAAAACCGATTCAAAACCACCTACAGATGATTCATAGGTTATATAAGGGAATGTAGCATCCGAAGGTACGCTGTTTTCCTCATAAGCCGGAATCCCAAAGGATGACCAAAACTTATACAGAGCTTGCCATCTATCCATGATCATCCTCCGTCTGCCGGGAGATCGTATTCCTCGGCTCTTACCACTCGCATATCAAGTGATGATGAAGCAGGAGATTTCTTTTCATCCTTGCTGGTAACCCTGAATGTCTTACCGTCTGAAAGCCTTTTGAATATCGTATGATATTCAAGCCTTACAGATCGACTGACCGTTACCTGATATATTCCCGATACTCCCTGTTTCTCGGCTATCTGTTCCTCTAAAGAATTTTCAAGGTAGATCGCCGCATCAAACTCCGCTCCCTCTGTATAGGTATAGATGATCCCCCCACGTCCGTCAGGCTCCGTCTTGCGGTCAAGGAGTACGCATTTACCCGTGTCTTTTATATATTCATCTAAAAGGCTCATATCTTGCGCCACCTCGCTAATCTTCCGCCGTAGACCGCCGCCCACATGGGAGTACTTAAGGATTCCTTACTTGACGCTCCCACACCGTTTGACTTGCTATAGGAATATCCGGCAAAACTTTCGGAGTTATACGGACTCATAGCGGTACTCTCCACACCGCCGTTCTTATTCATCCACTCCGCTATCTCCCCGGCTATCGCAATAAGATCTTTTGGAACCGCAATTGCCTGAATCTTGCCCTTAAAGGTCTCATCCTGAAGATCGCCTTCCTCAGCAGGGTACTTATGGACACCGTCATTGAATATACTGTTCTGAATACGAAAATACTGACCATTGAGGATCTTCCCTTCAAGGTCAATATTCCCGTCTGAAATGACAAACTGCCCTCGCCATGACGGTAAAGGCTCATGATCGTCATTCATATCAAACCAGTTATTCAGATAGGCGCATATCTCGTTAAGCATCCTTCTTCTTTCTGCCCCTCTTAGGCTTCACAGGCTCTTTCTTTTCTTCCCTGACAGGCTTAGGTTCATCCATCACTTCAGGAACCTTCACAGGCTCAGGCATGATCTCAGCAACGGGCTTTTCCGGCTTTTCTTCTTTGACAAGTTTGATCATAGCCTTGCCCCTGCGGTTCTCATTTGATGAAAGCTCCTTAAGCCGCTCCTCGGAAACTTCAAGTCCTGTCCGGGGGAATTTATCCCCCGGATTGTACTTAAAGTTGTTATCCTGCATATCCGTAAAATGCTCTAATGCTATATACATAAACTCTCCTTATACTGCGCTATCTGTTGCGATAAACAGACTTTCAGGATTGTAAAGCACAGGAATAAACAGACCTGATGCTTTTGTCCAAAGCACCGCAGGATCTTTCTCCATCCACTGTGCAATATAAACGTAAGGGGAAACCCCACTTGCGCCCACAGGGTTGAATCCTGCCATGTCTACTTCAGGGGGATCTCCCCAAAGACCCGTTCCCATTCTTCCGCCGGGATTGGTCACGAAGAAGGTGATCTTGTTATCCGGGTAATACTTCTTAGAAGTGGTGGTGGGTCTGCCTGTGGAGTTGTCAATGCTCCAATCGGCGATATACTTAAGGTCATTTGTGATAACCTGAGTGATCCCCCACTCATCAGCCATGAACGCCTCTATCTCGGTTCTCCTGAGAAGTGCGCCTGCTCCCTGATTTCCACGGATGATCTTCTGAAGGTTCACATCCTTGCGGAGCTTGGTGAGCATCTTTGTAGATAAGAGCATCCCATTAATGGTAAGCCCCTTCTCTGTAGCCGCATCAATGATAGCCTGAATCTGCTCAGGGATTGTGGATGAAGCTCCGGCAGAGAAGTCTAAAGAATACTGAGTCTGTGCTTCAGGAACACCATAATCCACGGTGAGATTAAGGTTATTCTCCTTAATGGTGATCTTACCCGTTGCCATAAGTTCATTCTTTGCGACCTTTGTACGGGTAACGACCTGATCCGCCAGCCGGATACCATCATTCAGCACATAATCATAAAGTGCCTGATCTCCCTGCACTCCGCTTCTCATAAGGGTACGGAGCCTTTCAGACTGATTGATCTTAACCTTGATAAGTCCCTTCTCGATATTGTGATTATCAATAGGAACCCTGAAGGTGGTCTTTGCTTCGGTATCGAATCCATGGAACTGAGCCATTACCGGAAGCTGGTACTCAGCGGCAAGGCTTTCCCATCTAGCGGTGATATTGTCCGTTTTCTCATCCCCGAAAAGACCGTCAATAGGATCGTTAGGACGGGTGGGAACCTGATTTCCCACATCAAGCCAATCCTGATTTCTTACTTTTCCGAAAATACTATCTTCCCATAACATTGTCTTAATCCTCCTGTTCTGCTTAGTAAGGGCGTGTTACAGATCCCCTTGAAACGAATGAAAAATCAAGGTTCTCCAGCTTTGTCCTTGCCGTAGTCGTGAGAGACATAGGCAGGATGCTTGCAAGGACGACTCCCCCTCTTGTAACCACAGATCCGGGAGCATTGCCGTTCGTTACGTCAACATCCTCATACACAAGCCCTTCAATATTCCCGTCATTTGAGGGATATGCAGAACCCATCTTCACATACTTAGTTCCGTTTGATTCGGTGGTAGCCATGCTCTGAGGGATTTCCTTTGTCTCCCTGACACACTCCTCATGGTCAAGGAACAGTCCGGGAGCATAGGTCTTACCTTTTGAATTTCCTATGAATGACATTTACTTGTCCTCCTTACCGTATTTGCTTTCTCTGTACTGTTGCGCCAACTGCGCCGCCCTGCTGGGCTTATCTGTGTTTCCACCCGTATTCTCCGGGGGATTCGGGGTGTTCGCCCCTTCTGTTCCGCTGGTCTGAATAAAATCAGCCCACTCGGTTTTTGCTGCTTCGGATCTCTCGTCAGCGTCCTTGATCTCTCCCTTGTCCGTAAGCTCAATGGAAGAAATGTCAGTAACTTTCAGGATTGCATCAATCCGCTTTTCTGAGACCCCGACCTTCTTAAGCAATGCCTTGTAAGCATCCCTTTTTCTGCTGGTGGTCTCTTTGGCTTCAATATCAGCCTTATACTTTTCAAATTCTTCCTTGATCTCGTTGTACTTAGGTTCAAACGGGTCCTTGTTGCCCTCTTTCACCTTTTCCTTCAGTTCGTTGAGTTCCTTTTCAACGTCCGGGAGCTTTTCTGCCGCTTCCCTGAAGCTGTCTGCTTCTTTCCGTGCCGTGTCCCGTTCCTCTTTCAGCCCGTTCACGGTTTCCGCATGAGCATTGATAATCTCATCAATCTTTTCAGCTTCAATTCCCATCGCAGTAAGTAATTTTCTTGAAAGTGCCATTATTTGATCTCCTTTTCTTCGGTCTCGGTACTTTGAGATTTGATCCTATATGTGGTAAAAAGAGAAAAAGCCCTAATCAAAGATTGCTCTCCGATTAGGGCTTGGTATCGAGTAAGAAAAGAATCGGCTTTTCAATCGCTGATCGGGCGTTTTCCTCGCTTATATTCTCTTTTTCTTTAATTTACTCGATTTTTCTCACTTTTTCAAGTGTTTTTATAAAATTATCCCCCAAATATGGGATTTATACGTTTATGGGGTTTCCTCAATGAGTTCTTCCTCCGGCTCGTTTTGATCCGGGGGAATAGGATGATTTAAAATAGCGTCAACTTTTTCATTGATTGCGCTCATGTAAAACTGCCGTAAGCTTTGATAATTTCCCTGCTTCGCAGCCTGTTCGTATCTTGCGTACTCTTCCGGCTTGACCCGGAAACGGATCTCCTTGAGCTTTCCCAGATATTTCATAGTGCGCTCTTTGGATTTTTCGTTATATGGCATCGTTTTTCTCCTTCATCTTCGTTTTCTGCCAGTCTTTGCAAGGCATCATAATAACCATCTCTATATGCCTTTTCTAATGCCCCTGCATTTTGAGTGGCTGTAATCCAAGTTTTAGTAACATCCTCTCCATACTCCCTATAATTCTTTGCATAAAGAAAGGCTATCTGCAATGTTTCAAGTGGTAAATCTTTCATTAAATCTATTAAGGCTTGTTTTTTGATATTCTCGGCATCTGTGCTATATCCAATATTCATACTTCCGGCTCAAAAGGCTTTGGCGGTTCTCCAAGCAATTCATCCGCACATTTATGGCAAAAATCTGCCATATATGGGATCAGTTTTCCACATCGTTCGCATTTCCACCACCACGAAGGTTTTTTTGGTTGCGTCTTATCTTCAAAATCGGAGCAAGATCCTTTATCATTATATAACTGTTTTTCTGTTAATTTATCAGTCCCACAAAATGCATTCCCTCGTATAAACTCACATTTTCTACAAGATATACACCCCTTAAAGCTCATTCACTCTCCCTCACTTTCTGCCTTGCCTTTATAACCATCTATTGACACTTCGTTCATCTTTATTCTCTAAAACAATCAGAACACAAACAGATATTTATGCGTCCAATATTTATTTCATATAAATTATCAAGCATATGTCTTTTACATAAATTGCAACTGTATCTGTCTGTTGTCTTTGATATTTGTATATCACTCATTTCTGCACCTCACTTTCTGCTTTGTATGGCTCTGCGCGGTCAAACCATACTTGATTAAATGAATCGTTGCTAACAGGAGAACATATACCTGCACTATCCTCTGTTGCATAAGTGCCATCGGGATATTGAAAGACCGTAAAAGGATAGCAGTGGAATATACTTTTGTCAGCATATAATTTCATCCCGACATAATCTTTAGCATTTTCAGGTGTTAAATACATCTTTATCCCTCCCTTTCCTGCGACTCAAATTCATCTGAAAGCAACACACACGGTACATCAACTCCGAAAAAGCCATAACTATCTTTTCTTACGCTATTTATTTCTCCGATATTCCCAAGAATCTCTGTCTTTTTTGTCATTACATCAACACCATCATCAAAGTCTTTTAGAATATCACGCAATTCTTTTACAGTCATTCATCACCCTCTCTTTCTGCCTGGCGGCTTGATCTGCCTATACTATACCACGGGTTCGAATATAGCGCACTATACATATTCAACAAATTAGCGCACTATATTTTAGTGATTTTGCCTATTGTATATAGCGCGCTATATGCATATAATTAACCATGTAATCAATCAACAGCAACGGCACACGCCGGGAAAGGTGGCACACATGAACGCAACGCAGGTTATGACAGAACAGGAAAACATAGATTTTAATATCTCTACTATTAAGAAATATAACAAGCTCTATTCAGAGAGTAACAGCATAGGAGAGAAAGAAAACTATATAGATCACATTCACAGCGCAAAAATGGCGCTTGTGAAGTATTACGGCTTTACATGGGAACAGGTCGAAGAGATAGCATAAAAGAAAGGGGATAGCCAATGATTCACGGAAAATTAGTTTTCAACCTATATTGGAATGATTGGAATGGAGCGGAGTTTTCAAGAACTTTTGATACTGAAAAGGAAAGAGCGGATTTTATACCGCGGATTGTAAAGAAGGACAGGAATGGGAACGTTAATTACTACACATGGGAAACAGACATTATAAGAGCGGAGGAAACAGTATGAAATACTTTACAAATTGCAGAACGATAGAAGATGTAAAAAAGGTTTTCAGAGACTTAGCAAAGAAAAACCACCCGGACGCAGGTGGAAACGCTGAAACCTTCAAAGAGATAATGCAGGAATACAATAAAGCCTTTGAAATGTATAAGAACATTCACACCAACGCCGCCGGGGAAACCTACGAAAGCGAAAGAAAGACCACAGAAACCCCGGAGCAATTCGCAGAGATCATAAGCAAGGTTATTTTCATGGAAGGCGTAAAGATAGAAATAATTGGCTCATGGGTGTGGCTATCTGGAAATACCATGATTTACAAAGACCAGATAAAATCAAGCGGTTTCTGGTGGAGCAAGAGTAAAAAAGCATGGTATTACACCGGGGAGAAAGAACACCAAAAGCGGCGCGGACATTACAGTATGAACGGCTTAAGAAGTAAATGGGGATCTACAGAGGTGGAGACCGAAAAGCAGGAAAAACTAGCATAAAACCTTTTAAGCTGACCTAGCAGGCTATACGGGGAGAAAAGAGGAAAAGATGGATATAAACGCAATCATGAAGGAATTAGCACAATACAACAGGATAGCAGAGGAGACCGCCGCCGTTATTGAAGGATTAAAGGATAAGTTAAAGGTCTACATGGTAGAAAACAATCTGGACACCTTGAACGGTGACGAGCATAAAGCCACATATAAGGAAGTTATAAACAACAGGATAGACACCACCGCATTAAAAGCAGAATTGCCGGACATTGCTAAGAAATACACAAAAAGTACCCCGTCAATGCGTTTCAATTTCTCATAATTCTAAGGGTTGACCTATCAGACCACACCGGGGAGAAAGGACATAATATGAGTAGTTTTGTAATAGGTAAAGAGGAATACATTAAAGCCGCCGGAATAGTGGCAGGAATAAAGGACATTTATAATGATATATGGCTTTATGATTACCAGACCGGGCGCAATATGACAGCTGATGATTATTATAATAAGTTCGTAGAGTGCTACGAAATGAACGCTCTTTCGGTATATGAGCAGTATAAGCCACGGCATGATGACGAGGTACTTTGTACCGATAGCCGGGATTATAAAGCCACATTCAAGGCATACAGGGCAAAAGGTAAAGCCTACGCTTTACGCCCGGATGCGCTCAAAATGGCAATTATGGAATTAAGGCAGTTTTTCAGCTCTGCAATATACCAGACAGAGAAAGAAGCGTATATGTTCAAGATGCAGATGTTTTTTAATGCTCTTTTGGTTCAGCTTATGCCCTATCTGTACAGGGCTAGCCGGGATGATCTTAAATCATGGGGGAGCTTTGACACTTCATACATTGACACCGCAACAAATGACAATATACAGGTTATTGGATTCTAAATGATCTTTTATCCGCCCCGGAGGTCACGAGGGCAGAAAGGCAGTAGAAAATGAAGGATTTAACCGAAGGAATGATTTTAGGGGCTGTTTAAGCCCCTTTAATCAACTTTGCTTTTTCCCCTGTGAACTTCTCCCACCGTTGAATAATCACATCAATCATTAATCCACCTTGCCTTCCAACCGTAATTATCTGTTTCTTTGTGGCACTCATGGCATAGAGTTAAACCATTATCAACATCGAACATCAATTCTGGATATTTGCAACGCTCTTTTATATGATGTGCTTCAATATCTCTTTTCCTTTGTCCACATTTCCGACAAGTAAAATTGTCTCTCATGAATACTGCGAATCGCCATTCTTTATATTCTGCGCTTGTCCTTAACAAGTCAGATTCTTTCGTTTTGCCACCTTGCCAAAAATGAGATTGTTCCCCCTTGCGTTCTCTATATGCTAAATTTCTGCATTCGTTTGAGCAATAAATTTTATTTCTTTTTGTGGATGTTTGAAACTTCTTTCCACATATTGGGCATTCCCTATTTTCCGTTGCTCTTTTACTCCAACATTCCTTTGAACAATAAATCGCTTGCCTGTTTTTATGGTCGTGTATTGCTCGAAACTCTTTGCCACATACAGGGCAAATCGCCTTCCTCGCTCTTTGCGTATGGGGATAATGCTTGCCCTTTTTGCCGCCCTTTGGCATATACTTGTAATGACATTCTTGTGAACAATATTTTTTACTCAACCTATCGGGATGAAACCATTTTCCACATTCGCATTGATGCCACTCTTGATATCTACCTTTATGACAATTCAAACAATATGTTTTCGGTTTTTCTTCTGTCTGCTCATCGCCACAATGGGGGCATATCCATTTTATATTCATTGAATCACTCCTTAATGTGTATCTTTTTATTATTATATCACATTAAGGAATGCTTATCAATTAAACACCTCGTCATAAGTGAGTTTCTGCCCATCACGAATGCAGAATATCTCATCTTTTCTGCCTGTAAAATTTAACCACCTGTTTACAATGACGGAAACGTATCTGGGGTCAATCTCCACCATATAGCATTTTCTGTTTAACTGTTCACAGGCTATTAGTGTGCTACCACTACCGCCGAATACATCAAGGACAACTTCACCCTCTCTGCTACTGCTTTTTATCGCTCTACTGCACAAGGCTATTGGCTTCGGTGTAGCGTGACCGCCTGTATGTTCTCTTTCGTCTTTTCCTGCTCTGTCAAAATGCCACACATTGTTTTGATTATCGTGAGTATTATCAAAATAGGCACGAGTTGAATAATATTCCTTCTTGATTTCCTCGTATTCCTTCTTGAAGCCCTCGCCCTTTGCGTGATGTTGCCATGTCTTGTATTCTTCCTCTGTCGGCATCATCCATTGAGATTTATCAAACCAATGGCATCCGCTTGTCGGAGAATGACCGCACATTTTCTTCATGTCGGCATTGCTCCATCCCATACGGTCACGCTCTTGCTTTAAGTAAATGCGTATCGGCTCCCACGCTTCAAAGTAATTATCTGCATTATTTGAAAAACCTTGAACCCCCAGCATCACAAACAAGCATTTTTCGTCTGCAATCGGATACATTCTAAAATCTTCCGATAACTGCCCTTGTCCGTTTCCTTTGTCCCATGTAATAAGGTTTCGGAATGTTATCTTGTTTTCTTTTGCCATCGGCTTCAAGATGTTGCTATAAATATCCATCAGCGGTTCATCAATACCCCAACAGTACCACGAGCCATTATCTTTCAATGCTCCAAATGTAAGCGGTATCCATTGGCGGTTGAAATCAAGCAAATCATCATAGTTGAGATTGTCATTTAGGACACCCTCGTTTTCTTTTTTCATTCCATACGGAGGATCTGTGAAAACACAATCAGCCTTTACCCCATCCATAAGCCTATCAATGACATTCACATCCGTAGAATCTCCACATATTAAGCGATGGTTTCCTAAAATGTACAAATCGCCTATCTTGGCTTTAGGTTCTTCGGGCGGCTCTGGGGCTTCATCCTCTACTATTTCCGCAGGCTCGTCTATGTCAAAATCAAGGTCAAAGCCAAACTCTGACATATCAATATCGGTAATATCATCAAGTTCTATTTTCAGCAGATCTAAATCCCATTCGGATAACTCCGCTGTTTTATTATGCGCTAAGGCGTATGCCCTGCGCTGTTCGTCTGTAAGGTGGTCTAAACGGATACAGGGTACTTCCTTCATCTTTAACTTTTTAGCCGCCATTAACCGCCCGTGTCCCTCTATTATTGTATTATCATCACCCCATACCCCTATAGGGTCATCAAAGCCAAATTCCTGTATTGATGAAACAATAGCGGAAACATCCGTATTCTCATGTTTCCGGGCATTATTCTTGTATGGGTTTAGTTCTGATGTGGGTATATACTCAATCTGCAAGCTCATTTTTTGTAAATCACTCATTGACCTTTTAACTCCCTCTCAATATACTTTCTTATCTGTTCCTCGTTTCGGGTGACAGCGTTCTTTAGAAACCGATTAGGTGACATTCTGGAAGTCCCCTCATGGACATACGCGGCATATTGTACGTTGCTGCCAATGTAAACCGCCTTTGCATTATCGGGATCTGTCGGAACTGTCCCAGAATATGAACCGTGAGGAATTTCCTGCGATTTTCCGTATCTGCTCGGCTTATCACCGCTATATGATGATATTGCCGGAGCTTCACCGCTTAAAGCGTGGGTTATGCTATTTCGGAGTAATCCCGTATCTATACGCCTTGGAGAGTTTTCAAGCTCTTCTTTGGCTTCACCCTCTACATGGATTCCTACTGCTTCAAGGGCTATTTCTGCTCTGCGACGCATTTCCTCTATGAACTTGTCCGAATTGTCCGTAAATTCAACTCCGCTCATGTTTCTCTCACCCCCTTTCGTTATAGAATTTAATTAAATAATCTATCTATACTCTCATATCCATTTCTGTGATACCTTGCACTAACCTTTTTATAATCAACCTCAAAAATATCACACCATTCTTTTCAGTTTCGCATATCCCTCTGCCTTTAGCCCTATTATTTCCAAGGCTCTTTCTACTGTTTCATCTTTGGCGTTGATAAAATCCTGTGTATTATCAGTTAGTTGTACGCCTGTAACCATTATTCCACCCTGTTAAAACGCCCTATATTCTCATCCCCGTATTGCGCTATTGACATATATTGTTGCACCCTAAATATCTCTTTTAATAATGCTTCTCGCTCGATATCATCTGCATTTTTTCTCCTTCGCATTAGATACCTTCGATATTCTGCCAACACAATATAATCCCTTTTGTTATCCGGGTTTACATCATCTATAATATCCTCTGGAATTTCAATTCTTATAGATTTATCATTATGTAACTTTTCTATCAATTTTTCTCTTTCACTTTTATCCTGCATATTACATCTCCGTTATTTTCGTTTTCTTCTTCTAGGTAACACTTCGCATAAAACTGACCGTTTTTACCTAACTCATCATAATGTTCTTTTAGATATTTATACTTACTTTCTACGGAAATATTTTCCACTTCATAATTGGGATTTGCTACTAATACTTCTGCTTCAATGTCATTAAACTTTGATAAGTGCTGAACTCCCACCCCTTTTGCATTATTTTCACATTCAAGCATTACAGAATTGCCGTTATAGACAATACTTGCGTATGAATTGGCAGTTCTTTTATCACTACTCCAACTTTCTAAAACGCCCTTTTGTGGTAAAGCATCCCCCGGTTTAAGTGAGGTAAACTGTGAAATGTCGCTTTGAGAGATCATACCCCGGTATATTGAACCATTATAAGCAGGCATCTTTGAAAGTCCGTCTATGATACGTATAGTTGTATCAGACCCCGGAGATGTTTCTATTTTTTCATAATCTCCCCCAAAGTATTCCCTTATAGCATTTTGGAACTTTTGGGCTTCTTCTTGTGAATAGCCTGTATCTTTAATAATCTGATTTAAGCCGATTTTGTTAAACTCTTGTAAATCGTCATCCTTTATTTTTCCCTTGAAGCCTGTATCTATCTGCCCTCGCTTCTCTTTTATTTTACCATCTTTTTCGCTTGATGTATTAGATTCTTTACCTTTTTCTTCATAATGTGTAGTCTCGTGAATGGGCACACTTTTTGCCATGTGCTTATACTTCGCAATTTCTGCCTGCTTTATAGCCGCCGCTTTCTTCTCTGGAAGGTCTATAGGGTTGCTGATGCTCTTTTTACTCTTCTTCCACTCTTCATAATCCCCGATCTCTGACAAATCCCTTAATTTACGGGCTTTCGGTTCTAATCCGTCAACCAACCCTCTTAAACTACACCGACAATTATATACCTGGGATGGTGGAGCATCAGGATCACCGGGAAATCTGCATCCGTTTGAAAATTTTTCCCCTACAGGTTGTATTTCGTGGTCAACTAGCCTGTGTGAGTGCCTTGTGCGGTTATCCAGAGTAGATAACCATTGCTGTTTCATCTTTATTCCCAGACGTTCTGCACGTTTATAGCTGTCTATTCTTCCTGCGTTCTGCGCTCCTGTTGCCATTGTCCGGGCATTTCTTATCGCCGCTTTACGGTTCTTATCCCCTACCGTATTAGCAAGCCTTGTGGCTATATTGGGGATGCTCTCACCCTGTAAAATGGCTTGGATCATAACAGACTGTAGCTGTTGTCTGTTCCACCTTACATCTAACATACCGTAAATACGCTTTGAAAGGTCATTTCCGGGGTTAGGCAGTAGCTGTGGGTTATCTCTCATCAGGTATTCCACCGTAGCCCTATCATACAAAGTATATGATGTATCTTTCATAGAACCGGATTCTACCGTATAAGTGCCGTAATTGTGGTTAAGGGCGTATATTTCGGGCATATATCCTGTAGCAATGCTCCGGGCTATCAGATTGGCGTTATGTAAGTCCTCTGCAAGCGTCTGTTTAAGCTCTTTCCACCGTTTCCCTATTGCTATCTGTGATGTGCGCCACTTTTTATAGTCTGACAGGCGTTTTTTATACTCTTTCGGGTCGGTATCCTTTACATCTGCCACCCATGCAGCCCATGTTTCATCTTTTTTCTTGAACCGCTCCAAGTAATCATCAATTTTAGCCTGTACCTCCTTTTCGGCTTGTGCATACTCGTTATTGATACGGATTTCAATAGCTCTTATGATCTTTTCGGTTTCTTCATTTGCCGGGTCTAACATTGTTGATATCCTTTATCGCGTTTCCGATTCCGGGGGATTATTTGTCTCTTCCTCGGATGTATCAATTCTTCCTACCATCTGCAATTCATCAGCAGCTTTCCGCTTCTGGATTTCCTCAAACTTATCCCCATCACCTAAGAGATTAAGTATCTTTTCAGTCACATATTCATCATCAAGTACCTCATTCGCCTGTAGTACTGTCTGTACATCCTCGGATACGTTTATCAGCTTTGACCGTGTAAAGGTTGGCTGTTCATTCTCTATCCCGGCTACTTTGAGAACACCCTGCAAAAAGTCAATAACGCAGTATTCATACTGATCCGCTTTAGTGTTTAAGGGTTCATACGCCGCCAAAATCTGTGTGGCGGTAACCGCACCGCCCTTGATTTCCTCAACATTCAGGGCGCAATAGTCTTTGTATATATCCCGTTCCAGCCGTGAAAGCAAGGTTTCACGGGCATTGTAGGGAATATCCACGGTGACAGGCTCGGCTACCTGATCATTATCAAGGCTTGCGAAATGGGTCTGTTTAAGACGCATCATGAACTGTGCAAGGTCGGGATCGTCCATGCCTCCAGCACCCCGGATGATCCAATAAAGTTGGGCGGTGTCAAGGTCATTAAGGAAACCGTTTTTTATAAGGTCATAAGCGTCTATCTGCTCCTGAATCCCCACAAGCTCAGACTGATGAAGGGGATTCCCCCACAGGGGTACTATCGGGAATGAGGGGTAATTCTCCCCATCATATATAACCTTACCGTCTGCTTTAGACGTTTTCACCTTAAGGATATATTTCTTCTTAGACTCATATATCCTGCCGCCCTCAATGATCTTCCCCTCGGAATCCCGTTCATTCCAGATATAGGATGTGTAGCCATCTTCTTCATAGAGCATAGCCCGGAGCGGTTTGTTTTCTGTGATCTGCCAAAACCTAACCCCTGCCCGGAGTGAACCGTTTTCCTCATCATAAAGCGGCGCAAATTCCTTTAATTCAAACACCTCTAAATGGTCAAGATTGAAAAACCCGAACGACTCACCCTGAACAAGTGCCTTCTTCCCGGCTTTCTGAAGCTGGGTATCGAAATCATCACCGAGTTTTTCAGCGGTAGAATCTTCCTGCCATGACACACCGTTACCGAGTAAGTACTGATTCTGTTGTGTGGTGAAGTAATTAAAGAAATTCCGGGTGGTTTTGTGGTTAGGAGACCATTTATCCGGCACTTCACGCCCGGAAAGCGTACGGAGTGTTTTTTCGTAGTGTGTGATGGTACTGTTCCGCTTGTGATCGTATTCATCACCCATAACAGCGATCTTGTAATTATCGCTGGATTTGTGATCTGAGATAACGGAGCGCACAAAAGCCATCCGTTTTTTTTCATCATTCGGGTCAATCTGCATTAAATCCTGATATGTAAACATATTTATACCCTCTTATGCCGCCATGCTCCCTATTCTGCGGCTTCTGACCACGATCTTGTTAGTAAACACGAAATACCGTAAGCAATCACAGGCATGGTCATTGACTTTCAAAGGTCTGTCCTCACCAGAACCACTATCCCAGACATAGCCCTGAAGCTCTTTTATAAGGTTTTCAAGATTCGGGCATATTTTGATAAGTCCCAGTTCTATAGCCGTTGCGGTATCCCGGATACCGTCTATAACGTCATTGTTAGCCGGGATGACGTTATACCATGACTGTGAAGAAAAATAACTCCCCTTATGTTTCCGCTTGCGTAACGTAGTGATGAAGGAAGCCGCTGAAGGATCAATGATAGTCCGCATTTTTGCAAGATATTCTGTTTTTCCTTCATACACCGCTTTTTCCCTAGCGGTCATTATGGGTGAAACCAGCCTGTCAACCGCATCAGCGTATTCCTCATCTGTCTTTGTCACCCCGGTATCTCTGCCGGAGTAATAATACTCATCCACGGCATACCACACAGAGCCGTATTTAGCCCACAGGAGAGCCGCAAAAGCGTTCATAGTGCCATAATCTATACTAAGGCAATAATCCGCCGCTCTAAGCTCGTCAGGGGGCGTATCAAGTGCCTTTTCATACATGGGGTAAATAATTCCTTCTGCAAGGACCCATTTCCCCAAAATGAAGCGATCATAGAAAACCCCGGAATACTCTTTTTTAATAGCTTCCACATAATCACGGGGAAGGGTGGTATTATCGTCTATCACGAACTTAACATCCATGAAGTCAAGTTCTGAAGCCCGGTCAATGAAATTCTGCTTTAACCAATGCCCCGGAGCATCCGGGTTAGTAGTAGCTATGAGCTTTGCACCGGGTAAACGGAGTCGGGACAGGAGCATTTCAAAGAAGTTCTCTGAGAACTGCGTAAGCTCGTCACAGTATGCACCCTGAAGCGTGAGTCCTCGGATCTTAGCTTCTGCCCGGTCATCATAAGCACCCTCTAAAAGAATGTGTCTCCCGAAAAGATACCCTTCTTTAGCGGCAACGGAGAAAACGAAATTCCGTTCCCCGATAAGCTCCTGAAGCAATAACAGGCAATTCCGCTTTAATGTAGTGAGTGACTTAGCACACATGAGATATAGCTTATCCTTCGGCATGGTCTTAACCCAGAAAGCCCATAAAACGAGGGAGATCCACGTTTTACCGCTGGACACCGATCCCTCAAGGAGATTAAGCCTTTTCAGTTTGTTCTGTTGCCACAACCTCATCAGTTGAAGCTGTTTCTGAGTGTAGATCATTGTTTACTGTCTCTGTCACTTCCACGGTATCAATGACTTCTTCCTGCGGCTGTTTAAGCCCGTCTATCAACTGAGCCAACATACCGTCATTGGAAGATTCCACAAGCTGTTTATCCTTCCACCATTCAGGTCTACGATTCTTCAAAATGAATATCTGAGCCGCAACACTAGGAGCGATATATCTTCTTCTTTTGTTTTTTGTAACTGTTTTCCCGTTCCTGTCCGATTCCGTTTCGATTATTTCCACTTCTTCAACATAATGTCCTTTGGCGGATTTATATAAAGCGTTTTCCACTTCATAAGTTGAAACCTCGGAACCACGCTTTAGGGCGTCCGAAATGTCTTTGTACTTTTCACGCCATAAACTCAGGGTACTCCGGGAAACACCGACATTTTTAGCAATTTGGTCAAAATCCAGCCCGTCACGCCGCCAGCCTTCAAGTCTTATTAAATTCTCAGGAGTTCTCCACTCCTCAAATTTTCTCTTAGCCATGACAAAATCGCTCTAAACCTGTGTATATCTCCCGAAATCTCTCTTTTTCTCCCATTTTTACACATTTTTCTCACTTTTTCAATAGTGAGTGTTGTTTTTTAGAGAAAAAGGGACCCGGATCAATGACCCGGATCCTTCTCATTTCCACCTCCTATCTCAAATACGAACTAAAATGATTTAAGTTGATATTAAGTTAATATTTAAGTTGATATTTAAGTTGATATTTTAGATTCTGTGTACTCCTTTAATTTCTCGTCAATCAAGTTAATAGCGGTTCTCAGCCCGAACTTAGCCTCCACCATATCATCCCCGAAAGAAAAATCGTATATTTCCTTTAGTTCTGCCTTGATCCCCTCTAACAAATCAATGATTTCTTTTCGGGATTTTTTCATGCCGGCAGATACTCCGTTCAGAAATGCGTTGTAATAGTCTTGTTCTGTCATTCCTCAAACTCCTTTTACATAGTATTCACAATAATATTGCTCATTGCTATGTAAATTCAACATACATTTTTCTTTGAAATGCCTGCAACTTTCACATTCATTATCTTTCGGTAGTGTCTGCCCTGTTTTAATAAGATAACCTATTTCTCCACATTTACATTCTAATTCTTTTAGAAGAGTCTTTTCTGAATAAACGTGTATGGCTCTGTTAAAGCATTTTAGACATATCAATTCTGATACCTCATGTGGTAGGTAATCTTCTATTGTCTTTACGTGATCCATTCATTCCTCACTCCTTTCTGCCTTATCTGCTTCTATGATTGTATCTGCCATATCAAAGGCTTCATAAAAGTCATAATCTAAATCGTGATAAGAATCCCACAACTTATCAGCATCTATCAATCTTCCATGTCCTTTCGGAAGAGGAGTGCCGTTAATTATTGCATGACTGATTACTTCACCATCTTCATCATAGATAAATCCATTTTTGACAACATCTTGATAGGTTTCATTTGGTATCTTAATTACCAATTCCATATTTATTCCTCACTTTCTGCCTTGATTAATTCATATATCTTTTTGACAGTTTCCACGTTTATTCTGCGAAGTTTACTCGCTACTGTAATTTTATTGCCATCGACATCAATAAAATTATGAATAGAATTTTTATTACCTCTTTTCAGTTCTTCATCTACCGACCATACCGCAATATAATGCTTATACATCTATTTCCTCACTTTCCTGTGGCTCAACCTTACACCCTTGTTTTTCCAATAACTCCAACTTTGCAAGTGCCATACCGATAGTCTGACAAGTACCGTATGACAGGCTTTGCTGAATCATGGAAAAATCCTCTTGTGCTATCTCTGAAAGATTATCATTCCAATCAAAGGGTTTTTCTATAATCTCTGGCATTCTTT